GGTGGATCAAATGAACACACATTTTATATTAAAAATGAATCTTGGTTACAAGTTGTAAATGGAAACGATTATACTATTTGGTATGACGGAGAAGGAAGTCTAATATTTAGTGTCGCAAAAGGAAATTTTCAAACAGAGTGGCCAACTTATATTCAGACATTTGGTTATAATGTTGAAGGAATGTTATGGACATATAATAAAACAAATTATTATGGTGCTATTCAAACGCCAAAGTTACAATATACACCGCATTTTATAGATGTTGGAGGATATAGAACTTTTATAATATATAATAATACTAAATTACAAGGAGCAGGATCTAATTTGTATGGTGAATTAGGAGTTGGTAATACTAATAGTTTAAATGGAATTGTTCAGGATTTAGATTTTAATAACATTAAAAAAATAAGCAGTGGATATAGACATAGTATAATATTATTTAATGACGGAACAGCTAAATCGTTTGGTAGAAATGCAGATGGCGAATTATTAAAAAACAATATTACAAATTATTATGGTGCTATTCAAACATTAAATTTTAATAATATAATAGATGTTAAATGTATTGCATATAGATCATATATAATATTTGCAGACGGAACAGTTAAAGGAGTAGGAGAGAATCAATATGGACAATTAGGAGCAGAAACAAGCAATGATTATAATGGTGCTATTCAAACACTTTCATTTTCTAATGTTAAATATATAACAGGAGCATCATATATGACTGCAGTATTATTAAACGATGGAACGATTAAAACTGTTGGTAGAAATAATTATGGACAACTTGGCATGGGTAATACATCTAGTGTTGAAACAACTATTCAATCACCTTCTTTTACAAATATTAAAGATGTTATAAGCGGAAATGATTATATGTTTATACTGTTTAATGATGGAACTGTTAAATCATTTGGTAGAAATAATTATGGACAACTTGGCATGGGTAATACAACTGACTATCATGGAGCAATTCAAACTCCGTCATTTACTAATATAAAAAAAATTGTATGTGGAGCATATACAACATATATATTATTTAATGACGGAACGATTAAATCATTTGGTAGAAATCAATTTGGACAACTTGGAACAGGTAATACAACTGACTATCATGGAGCAATTCAAGCACTTCCATTTACAAATGTTAAAGATATTATATCAAATGGTTATCATTGTATAATCGTTTATAACATTTAACAAAAAACTAGTTAAATAATTCAGTTTAAATAAATATAGATATATGGAATAATAATATTTAATTATTTTGAGAAAAAATAATTGAAATTTAATTCTTTTTTATCATTTAAAATTTTATAATATTCATCGTCAATAAATCTGTTTAAATGACATGAACATTTATGTTTAAAAATTATTTTACATTGTTTTGTTAATGTATAATATAATTTTGTTGTCGATTGTGTTATATTAGTATCTTCTATATATGAACCATTACACAAATCATCATATAAATCATCTAAAAATATTTTTATTGCACTTGTGTTTTTACCTAATATTTGATATTTAGCAATTTTAAGTAAATTATCGTGCTTTAATATCCACCAAGTTAGTTTAGGTGTAAATTCAGTTATTTTGTATATTATTCTTGAATCTCGTGTATCAAGTTGTTCTAATTTTGAATAATTATCTTTAATATATTCATTTGGAAAATATACTATAACTGTTTCACCATATGAATCAGTAAATTTAATCATATACAAATATAATAAATTTTTATTTTATTATAAAATTTTTAAATCAATTTAAAACTAAATAGAGTTTTTATAAATATAATATGTTAAAAGATGTATATAGAGTTTTACTAATTTAGCTATATATGTTAAAATTCTTAAATTAGTGATAAAAAAACTAAATTTAAATTTAAATGAAAAAAATGAAAACGTATGTGTTTAAATTTGTTGTGCTATTTAGCATTTTGCTATTATATCAAAATGTTAATGCACAAACAATTGTAAAAGGCACCGTCATTGATGCACAAACGTCTGAACGACTTGTTGGAGCATCAGTATTTGAAAAAGGAACAACGAATGGAGTTGTTACAGATTTAGATGGTAGTTTTGAGTTTAAGTTAGATAACGGAGCTCATACTATAAAAGTTACATTTATTGGATATCGCTCAACAGAAAAAAACATTAAAGCAGATAAATCTATTTTAGATTTAGGTGTAATTAAATTACAATCTGCACAAATAGGTTTAGAAGGTGTAAATGTAATATCTTCTTATGCAGTAGATAGAAAAACCCCAGTTGCACTATCATCATTAAAAACCCTTGAAATTGAAGAAAATTTAAGTTCTCAAGAATTACCTGAAGTGCTTAATAGAACTCCAGGTGTTTACGCTACCAAAGGAGCAGGTGGATATGGTGATTCAAGAATTAATATTCGCGGATTTGATCAGCGCAATATTGCAGTTATGATTAATGGTGTACCTGTTAACGATTGGGTATATTGGTCTAACTGGGCAGGTTTAGGAGATGCTGTAACTTCAATGCAGGTTCAAAGAGGTTTAGGTGCTTCTAAATTAGCAATTAATTCAGTTGGTGGAACTATGAACATTATTACTAATACTGCAAGTTCAAAACAAGGTGGTTCAGTGTTAATGTCTATTAATTCTTATGGAACTAAAAAAGGTATGATTACCTTAAATACAGGCGAAGGCAAAAAAGGAACAGCTTTTACTTTTATAGGTTCTAGAACATCTGGTCCAGGTTATGTTGATGCTACATATATCGACGCATGGTCATATTACATGGCAATTAGTCAACGAATTGGAGAAAAACATAGATTACAATTATCTATTATAGGTGCGCCACAAAAGCATGGTCAGCGCGATAATTCTAAATATTCAGCGCAAACATTTGCTCAAATGGAGCAAAACGGTATTAAGTATAATCCAAACTGGGGCTGGTTAGGCGGCGAGCAATATAATGAACGTAATAACTTTTATCATAAACCTCAAATCGCTTTAAACTGGTATTGGACTATAAATGATAGAGCATTTTTAGCTACTTCTGCTTATGTTAGTTTTGGTAGTGGTGGTGGATCTGGCATTTTAGGTCGTAAACCTATTAAATACGGTGCACCACAAGACGCGTTAGGTCAAAGAGATTGGCAATATGCAGTCGATATGAATGCTGCCAGTGATGATGGATCATATTTAATTATGCGTAATTCTATGAATAATCACTTTTGGATTGGAGCAATTTCTACATTTAAATATGAGCTATCAAATAACTTAAATTTGATAGCTGGAATTGACGCCAGGCACTATAAAGGTGAACATTATAGAGAAGTAAGGGATCTACTTGGAGGTGAGTACTGGGTAGACGCAGTGAATCCTGAAGCTAAAATAGGTGATAGAATAGCATATGACAACGACGGAATAGTTTCTTATAGCGGTGTATTCGCACAACTTGAAGCAACTGTTGGTCATTTGAATGCGTTTGTTGCTGCAACTGGATCAGGAACGTGGTATGGAAGAACCGATAGGTATAATTTCGCAAGAGGTAGAGGAGATTTACATGCAGAAGGAGTATCTAAAGGTGGTTACAATATGAAAGCTGGCGCGAACTATAATATTAGTGAACATCATAATGTGTATTTTAATGCTGGTTATTATTCAAGAGCTCCATATCATAATTTTGTATATGTTAATTATGGTAACGACATTAATCCTAACTTAGCTAATGAAAATGTTACAGCATTTGAATTAGGTTATGGTTTTAGAACAAGTAAATTCCAAGCTAAAGTTAATGGTTATTATACTTTATGGACTAATAAGTGGGCTAAAGGTTCATATAGAAATCAAGAAGGTAAATATAGAACAGTATATTTTCAAGGCATTGATGAATTGCATACAGGTTTAGAATTTGAAGCAAAATATAAAGTTACTAATGCTCTTGAACTAGGCGGTTATGCTTCAATAGGTGATTGGCATTACACTGATGATGTTGCTTATGATGTATATGATGATGATCGTAACTATCAAGGAACTTTTAATGCATATATTAAAGATTTAAAAGTTGCTGATGCTCCACAAACACAACTTGGTTTATTAGGTCGTTGGGAAGTTAATGATCATATTATATTAGGTGCAGATTATCAATATAATCAAAAATTATATTCTAGATTTTCTCCTGAAAGAAGAAATGATCCAAATGATAGAGTACAATCTTACAAACTTCCTGCATATGGTTTAGTAAATGGAATGTTTAAATATAAATTTAAACTTATGAAGTTAGATTCATATTTCCAAGCAAATGTTTATAATATTATGAATACTGAATATGCATCAGAAGGATGGGATAATGCAACTAAAAATTCTGAACACGAATACGCGCACGATAAAGAAAACTTTATGGGTTTCTGGGGTTACAAGAGAACATTTAACTTTGCTGTTAAAGTAATGTTTTAATAAATCTTGTATATAAAATAAAAAAGCTCGTATATTTAATACGAGCTTTTTTATTGCGGTAAAAAATATGAATGATCATTTAATTTTCCGACCATAAATTTACAATATTCTATATCTAATTCACGCGCATATTGTGCAATAATATTATGTCCAAATATTTCCAAAAACTTGTTATATACAGTAATTATATTATTAAAAATGTCTTTTTGTTCAGCTGTTATATATGTTTTTAAAGATAAATCAACACCAATTGATATTATTATTTCGTGAAATTTTAGTTTAGTTTTTCTATTAATTAAATTATGTCTAATTGCTATTCCTGAAAAATCTCGTTTTTCATTTAAATCGTAAATATATTCATATTTATCCATTTTAGATACAATATAATCTGGCATATGTTTAGAATAATCTTCTTTTAAGATTACTAATATTTTTGATTTATCTTCACTTTTAAATGTTATCATTCAAAATAATAATTAAATTGTGATGTTTTATTATTTAACATTTTATAATAATCGACGTCGACATTTTTAAATATATTTATAGTATGTTGTAAGTCTGTTCTATTTTTTATTTCATTATATAAGTATAAATACAAATCATATATGTTTACTATATCAATATCATAGGTACTGTTATTATTCATATTAGCATGAAATTTATTAATTCTTTCTAACTCTTTAAAAAATTCTTCTATTTTATAAAAAACAGTTTTTTTATGTATACCAACATATGATAATTTTTTAATATCAATTCTAAATTCAGATTTATAATTTATTATTTTATATACAGCATTTGCCCAATAAGCAGTTTCATTTATTTTACTAAGTTCTAACAACTTATAACTAAATGGATCATCAGGAAATAATACAACTGTATTAAAATATTTTTTATTACTTGTTATATACATATTTGTTTATTTTGGAAAAAAATAATCGATATCATTTTTGTTATTTTTAATATGTCTTTCATATTTAATAACATCTATTGCGTCAGATATTGAATTTTTACTTTGTTCGTTTAATAAATTATTTTTATTTAATATATTATATAATTGAATTATTACATATGATTTATTTAAACTTGTAGATGTATATGAATTTATTAAATTGTGTAATTCGACATCTTTTGATAATTGATTTAGAAATTCAATTGTCGTTTTTATTGGACTTTTAAATGAATCTTCAGTTATATGTTTTGTGCAGTGTATTGTAAAACTAGTTGAATCTTGAGTACTTATTATATAAATAAAATTGGCATTACGGCACGCATTAACACGTTCAAATGAATTATTATACATGTTTTCGGTTAATTCTATTAATATTTGTTTATTTGTATCTGCCCAAAAGTATTTCATAATATATTTTTATTTAGGAAAAAAGTAATCTTTATCAGTTATTTTATTAGATTTATAATTGATGTAATCATTAAAATCTGCATAATTTAACTCGTTTTTAACACTATCATTTATCATATTATTACTTGATAACATATTATACAAATTAGCTAAAAAATTTGATTCATCAAGTTCTGTTATTTTATTCATATAATTATTATCAGTATTGTGTTGGTTTATTATTTTAATGTCATTTATAACTGACTGCAATAATTCTATAACACTATTTGATTCAAATTCAGCCGGATAATACCTACATTTTATATTTTTAATGCGAATTTTATTTGACAAACTAGTAATAGAATATATTATGTTCGATTCAAATATTATTTTAATAGGAGTATATGACATTATACTATTTTGTCGTGAGATTTTTATTAAAATATTATGTTTTGAATCTGTCCAAAAATATTTCATAATACTAGTTTAAACACAAATATACAAAAAAACCTCGTAATAATAAAATTACGAGGGTTTTTATTAAATAGAAGTAATATGTTATTTTACTTCTTCAAAGTCTACATCCTGAGGCGCATCATCTTCAGTTGGAGGAGGAGTTTGCTCTGTTGTAGTTGATTCATTAGTTGCTTGCTCTTGTTGATAAAGTTTTGTCGCAACTTCTGTCATTTTATCTTGAAGAGCTTTTTGTTGTTCTTCAAGCTTATCCATTTCTTTATTTTGAATGGTTTCTTTTAAAGGAGTGATTAACTCATTTAATGTAGTTTTATCATCTTCAGTTAATTTTTCTTCGCTGTCTTTCATAAATTTTTCAGTTTGAAAAACTAAACTATCTGCAGCATTTAATTTGTCAATTTTTTCTTTTTCTCTTTTATCTTCTTCTGCGTGTTCTTCAGCTTCTTTTCGCATTCTTTCTATTTCATCATCACTTAAATTAGAAGATCCTTCAATACGAATAGTTTGTTCTTTTCCTGTTCCTTTATCTTTAGCAGATACATTTAATATACCATCAGCAGATACATCGAATGTTACCTCAATTTGTGGCACTCCTCTTGGTGCTGGTGGAATCCCGTCTAAATGAAATCTTCCAAGTGTTTTATTATCTCTTGCCATTGGACGTTCACCTTGTAAAACATGAATTTCTACAGATGGTTGATTATCACTTGCGGTTGAGAATGTCTCAGTCTTTTTTGTAGGTATAGTTGTATTAGCGTCAATTAACTTAGTGAATACACTGCCCATGGTTTCAATTCCTAAGCTAATTGGAATAACATCTAGAAGTAATACATCTTCAACATCACCTGCAAGAACTCCGCCTTGAATTGCTGCGCCAATTGCAACACTTTCATCAGGATTTATTTTTTTATTTGGCTTTTTACCAAAAAACTCTTCAACTTTTTGTTGAACATATGGTATTCTTGTTGAACCACCTACTAATATTATTTCATCAATATCAGTCTTTTTTACTCCGGCGGATTTTAACACTGTTTTACACGGCTCAATAGTCTTTGTAACAATGCCATCAATTAATGACTCGAATTTAGCTCGTGTTAGTGTCATTGTTAAGTGCATTGGCACATTATCAACTGTTGTAACATAAGGTAAGTTAATATCTGTTTGCGTTGAAGAACTTAATTCAATTTTAGCTTTTTCTGCTGCATCTTTAATTCTTTGATATGCCATTGGATCTTTAGAAAGATCAACTGCGTTTTCTTTTTTAAATTCATTAACAATCCAATCCATTACAGCGTGATCAATATTATCACCTCCTAATTGATTATCTCCAGATGTTGATAGTACTTCAAATACACCGTCTCCCATGTCAAGAAGCGAAATATCAAATGTTCCACCACCAAAGTCAAATACTGCTATTTTCATATTAGCGTTTTCTTTATCAAGACCAAATGCAAGAGCTGCTGCAGTAGGTTCGTTAATAATTCTTTTTACATCTAAACCAGCAATTTGTCCTGCTTCTTTAGTTGCTTGTCGTTCAGCATCGTTAAAATATGCTGGTACTGTAATAACTGCTTCTTTAATATCTTGTCCAAGATACTCTTCTGCAGTTTTCTTCATTTTTTGAAGAATCATTGCAGATATTTCTTGTGGAGTATACTCTCTATCATTTACAGTAACAACAGGCAATCCGTTTTTATCTTTTACTGTATATGATACATTTAACGTTTCAGAAGTTAGATCTTTATATTTTTTACCCATGAATCGCTTAATTGAGTATATAGTGTTTTCAGCATTTACTATTTCTTGTCGTTTAGCAGCATCACCAATTTTACGTTCTCCTGTTTTCTTGTCAAAAGATACTACAGATGGTGTAGTTCTTTTACCTTCGCTGTTAGGTATAACAACTGGTTTACCGTTTTCTATGATAGATACACAGCTATTAGTTGTTCCTAAGTCAATTCCTATGATTTTTCCCATATTATTTTTAATTTTTTTATTAATATTATATCAATAATTGTGCCAAAGTTTAAAAATATGACATATTGTCATACATTATTTTTTAGTTTATGTTGATTAAAATTAAATATATAATAAAAAATGATATATTTTAGTGAGTTTACAAAACGAATATCCAAATCCAGGAATTTATATAGTTGAAAATGATCGTTCTATGTATTCTAGAACAAGTTTTCACGGTGTAGTTTATTTAGTAGTAGGAAGTAGTAAACAAGGTCCACATAATGCGCCAGTTTTTATAGAAAATATGAATCAATTTAAACAAACGTTTGGAGATATAGATTATCGTTTAGAGCGAAAATCTTCATATTTTCATAGAACATGCGAAAAATTACTTGAAACTGGACCATGCTATTGTTTAAGTTTATTGCCTACTGATCCAGAAAATGACATGCTGGAGTGGAAAAGTTACTCTTGCGCAACAAATATATTTAATGGAAAAATTATATCTACACCTTATCAAGAAATGTATGATAGAACTGGATTTTGGCTAAGATCTACTGAGCATATATTACATAATGCTGAATTATATGATGTAAATCCAGATAAAACGATATTGCACGTTGTAAATTATGGAAATCAACCATTAACAGTATTTATAATTAAAAGTTCATTAACAAATATGGATGTAACATTTGAAGAATGGTATGAAGGAGAAAATAACGTGCCAGAATATTTACATCCTAAAGAATATGTAAATGATTATATCGTTAGATTTATTGCGGTTGGAGGAGACTTTACTAATTATAAAAATTTAAGCGTTGATTCTACATATAGACAATATTTTAATAATACTGGATTAATAAAGGATGCTTTAGATGATTTTTTACGAAATAATACTGTTAATGTTATTGCAGATTATAAAGTGTCATTAATACCTTATTTTAAAAATTTAACTGGAGATGATATTTTTATAGAAACGATTGTAAACAAATACACAGTAAACACTGGATTATTTGTTGCGTTTGATATAGATAAATTTGAAACATCATATCCAAATGGATTAGTAGATTTAAATGGACAACATTTAGTTAATAAAGATACATTTGCTTTAAGATATTTATCATATGAAGATATATTAACAGATACTATTATTTTGCCAGAGAAAAAATTAGATGAATATAATAATAGTTGGGGTGATCCAAATTGGGCATATGGAAGAACAAATTTAATGACTGAAGGTTATGTTCATAATACTTTTATGAAAGCTTTAATATTATCACAAACAACATCATATTTAGTAACACCATTAAGCGTTTCAACTGATAGTTATGCAATTATAAATGGTAAAAAAATAGATTTATCAGAAAATCCAGAATATTTATTAGAGTTAAATAATTTATTAGTTGAAGATAGTCATTTTGCGCTTGTTGTTATTTTAACTGAAGATGGAATAGATTTTAGAACTGGAATTACTAATTCTAATTCTGCTCAATTACAATTACCGGCAATAAATCCGCTACAAGAAATAGTATTAGCATATTATGAAATATCATTACGTCCGACTGGAGATATATCAACAACAATTCATCCTATTGCATTAACTACAGAAGACGATACATTAGTTACAAATTCATATATTCCTGGATGGATACCTGCATTTAAAGCTAGAACCGATCCAGCGTCGTTAAATAAAATAGAACTTGTCGGAGATTCTAATTTACCATACAAATTAGATATAAAATTTAAAAATGCAAATATAATTATTGACGGCGATTACATTCAAAATAGAACATACTATTTATATAATTATTTAAAAGATAAAATAGAAGAAAACAAAACAATAATTTTAGATTATATTTCTTCTGTGTCACCAACAGGTGGAGTTAAACAAATTATAGAAAAATATAGTATATTAAAAGAAAATAATGATATAATAATAAGTATAGAAATAAAAAATAAAGATGCAAACATTTGGGAGTTATCTGAATTAAATGAAATTCCGCGAGTTGGTTATATTTCAATGTATTTTAATGATGACGAGTTATTATTACAAGAAGAAACACAAGCAACTACAAGTCCATTGCCATATATGATTGAAAACGGCGGTGTGTTTGGTCAAGATTCTGAATTATATAAAAAATATTATAATAATGAAATTAATACTGGTGATAGAATTTTTAGAGAAATAGATAAAGTTCAAAATATCAGATTTTTGCCAGAAAATAAAGAAAATAAAATAACATTTACAGATTCTGAATTAGATTTTTACACAGATAAAATTTATATTGTTAATACTAAATATAATGATGGCATATACAACGTGTTATACAAAGAAGAAACAAATAATAATATCACGTTAATTGTTAAAGAACCAATTGTAAATGAATTTTTAGAAGAACTTACGATTTATGATGCATCTAAAGAATTTTATTTAGAATTTAGTTTAGATGAAGATACTGGAAATTTAGTTGTTCAATATAAAGTTGTAAATGAAGATAAAGATTATTTGTATAAGTATTCTAGATCTACAGTTAAAGAAAATTATCATAAAACATTAGAAATAGAATTTATTATTGATGAATTTACAATATTATTAGATTTTAATCGGTATGCTGGAAATGTTCACATTGGTGATTTAATAAGAATTAATGCTAATGAACAAAAATATCCAGATGAATTAATTCGTAATTTAGGTAAAATTATAGATGTTCATAAATATGATGAAGCCGGTAAATATTTATATGTTAAAGCAGATAGTCCAATTTTTATTTCTATTTTAACGTTTGTTGCATATAATACATCTACGAGTGGAAATATTAAAATAGAAGAAAAAATTGCAGAATTATATTTACCTATAGATGATTGGGTATTGACATATAAAGGAACATGTTTTAAAGGATTTACAATAACAAATAAAAGTTTACCAGACGGAACAGATCAACGTTTAACTGATATTTTATCAATTATACAGCCAGAAACCGGTATATTTAAAGCAATATCAAATAAAAATAATATAACTTGGAGGTATTTAGTTGATTCATATGGAATAGGATATGATACTACTGTTAAACGACCACTTGCTCAAATATGTATGGAACATAATTCGTTTGGATTTTTAAATTTGCCATCTATTAAACAATTTATAAAATATCCAAATGTTTCATTTAGTGTAAATGGAAATTTCGATATTAATTTATTTACAAGCGGAGGCGTTAAACAAATTGATGATTCATTTGTGTTTAAATTATTAGATAGATATGAAAGTTCATATGTTGCGTATTTTTTTCCAAACGTTATAATAGAAGATCAAGTAACTAGTCATATAACATCAGTTCCTCCTTCTGCATGGGCAGCTACTACATTTGTAGAGCAAAAATGGCAATATATTAATTCAGGTAGACAAATTTGGTCTGCTGTTGCTGGTTTAAATTATGGATTAATTAATGATGTCGCAGATTTAGAATATAGTTTTAATGAAGATGATTTAAATAAATTATATCAATTTCATTTAAATCCATTAACAACAAATAAGCGAGGGCAATTTTGGATTTATTCTAATAATACATCATATAGTTTTAGTAGTGCAATTCAATTTATAAATGTTAGAGAATTATTAATTGAACTTGAAAATGATATGAGTCAAATGTTATTAAATTATCAATGGAAATTTAATACCCATGAAGTGCGTCGTAAAATTGTAACTGCTGCAAATAAGATATGTGAAGTATATAAAAATAAATCAGGTATATACGATTATAAAAATATAATGGATGAAACAAACAACACGCCAGAGATTATTGATGCAGGAATAGGCGTATTAGATACATATATAGAACCTGTTAAATCGATGGGTACCATTGTGTTACGTGTTCAAATTTTAAGAACCGGCGCATTACAAAGTAGTCAATTTTTACGATAGGGAACGTCAAATTTTAATATATAATATAATTATAACGTTTAACAACATTATAATATTTAATAGCATTTAGAAAATTAATAGCATTTATTGCATAAAATATATTTAATAGCATTATGATTATATTAAACATTAATCCCTCCGTTAAAACACAGATTAAATCTACTGGTAGATACGTTAAAGTAAAAAATAATTTAAATCAGTATTTCTGTTCAAAACTTTTAATCTTTTTTTCTAATAATAATAACAGTAAAATGGCTGTAATAGATTATGACTTGCCTAATGGCGCAGGTGATACAATTATTTCTGTATCAATTCTTAATGAAGAAAAAAAGATTTTATATAGAAATAACAAAGTTTTATATTTTAAACAAAATTTAGATGAATATTTATTAGTGTAAAATAATAAAACTTTTTAAATAAGAATGTTATAATAATAGCATATAAAAAATAATTAATTGCATTTATGGCACAAAACGATTTATTTAATTTAGACAGTGAATCAACGCTTAGTTTCTTAGAACCTAAGAAGAGAAATGAAGACGGAATCTTTAGACCAGATCCTAAAGACGGAGATCCTGATAAAGGATATGTAGCAAAGATGAGATTTTTACCAAACTTTACTCGTGAAGAGACTGTTGGTGACTCAGCAATGGAAAAACTAACTCACTATGTTAAAATAGAAGGACATGATGAGTTAAACGGAGCATTAGATTGTGCAAAAAACTTTGGAGAAACATGTCCAATTTGTAATACATATTGGAAATTGCATAATTCGCGAAGTGTTGCTGATCAAGCTAAAGCTAATTTAATTAACAGATCAATAGGTTACTATTCGTATGTACTTATTCTTGAAGATGCACAACATCCAGAAAATGAAGGTAAAATTATGATATTCCAATATGGAGTTAAGATTGCTAACAAAATTAAGGAAGAGAAAATGGGAATGTACGGTGAAAAGTGTAACGTTTTTGATTTAGCAGAAGGTAAAGACTTTTTATTAGTTGTTAAAAAAGTTGGTGAATGGAATAACTATGATAGTTCTAAATTCCTTGAAAAACGTCCATTAACTATTAAATCTTCAAAAGATGGTAAATTTAAAACTATGCCTGTAGAGGAGTCTAACGGTAAAATGGTTATTGCATCTAAAGCGCGCGATAAAGTTAAAGAATTTTTACTTAAACGTGAGTATGATCTTGAAAAATTTGCTCCTAAGCGTTGGACTGATGAAGATCATATTAGAGTTAATGCTATAGTAAATTTATTAACAGGAGTTAATAGTGAATTTGAAATGGCTGCATCTAGTATTTCTAAAGCAGCTAATACTACAACTGCACCAAAAACTGCTTCATCAGACGCCGTTGCAGCTGCTCCTAATGTAGAAGAACCTATTTCATCTAATGCTGAAGCATCTGATCAAGAAATTGATGATTTCTTTGATGATTTATAATAGTTTAATGTTTTAATTAGAAAAAGACCTACTAGTAGGTCTTTTTCTTGTTATAGAGAGTAGTAAATTTAATAAATAAAATAAAATGTTAATTGAAAATGGTTGGAAGTAAATATAAATATAAATTGTTAAGTGATTCACCTGTTAAAACTGTTGCAGAAACAAGAAATGGATTTGTAATTTTTGATGATGGTAGTAGAATAGAGCAGTCTAGAATATTAGAATTATTCGACGAAGTAACAGACAACATACCTGGTTCTACTTTTGAAGTAGTTAATGATAAAGAAGATATTAATACTATTATACAAGAATCGTCAAATATACAACGACCATCTGCTAATATTTCATTGACAGATGTTGATGTAGTTAATCCGGATACATTTTTTGATGATAGTAGAATAGTTACTAGAATTCAAACTGAGGCAGAAAAATTAGCAGAAAGTTTAAAAAACGCTCCTTCGTCAGATATAGACAATGTAACTGGAGCTAGAACGGTGGAAACGCCCAAAGAATTGCCTGTAGATGATAATCCTGGTCCAGTTAAACAAGTGATAGTGGGTAGAGAAGATTATCCTGTAGAAGAGCAAAAAAAAGAAGGATTTCAACCGCTATATACTAAAACAGGTGAACCAATTAATCCAACTGCTGGAAAAATAGAAAATACTGGATACAATGAACCTAACGTTGGCAATATGTTATTGAAACAAATGAAACGCAGTAAAAAAGTTAAATTAAATATTAAATTAGATGAAATGATTCCAAATCCGTCATTTATAAAAATGATGGATGAAAATTTTGATGGCGGAATAATAGATTATTTAGTAACAGATATAGTATCTAAATTGTTAAATAATCCATCAATTATGGAGAAACAAATAAAAGATTCATTAGAAGAAATAGTATATAATAAAAAACGCAAACCTACACGTAAAACAGTTAAACGTACTAAACAAAAAACTACTAATGTGACTAAAAAAGAAGTTAAAGACGATGATACAAATTCCGAAGTTGTTTCTAACTAGAATTGATATTATAATTAAAGAATATGAACAAAAAATTCAGCAAATAAATGATAAATATAAAGTTAAAACAGATTATTATTATAACAAACTTAAAGAATTAAAGCAGGAAATGGAAGATATTTATAATGATGAAAATATGTCTGTTATAAATAAAGGAGAAAAAATAGTAAAATTAACTGCAATGTTTGAAAAATATGTTGATAAATATGAAGAGCCTAAACATAAAATTGCAGAATTAACTAATGAATTTGAAAAAGAAATAAAAAAAATA